CCCGAACCCGAGGGAAATACAACCTATGGCGTAGGCAAGATTTTGGAAGAGAAGTATGGACTTTTCTCCAAGTTCTATGAAAGCCATGAGGACAAGATTGTTAAAAACCTCACAGAATCGCTTGTAGGCGCTTTAGAAACCACCCTGATGGGTCAGCATGTCGAAGACCCTTTTGTGGCGGCTACCGACCAAATTGACCAAGATTTCAGGACTTTCTTGGACCTTGAACAAATGGCAACACTTGGGGTCCAAGGAGTGCCTACAAAAGCCGCTCTAATGGGTAAAAGTGTGCGATTCAAGCGCAAAAGGGGTCCAAGACGACCTTCTTTCATCGATTCTGGCACTTTACAAACTTCTTTTAAGTCATGGGTTAAGTGATGGCAACAGTATTTGAAACCACAGGCGCAAAAGGCGAAATGGCGGCAGGTCTGGCGCAAGGAGTCGAAACAATCTCCTTAAACCAGACGGTTACTTTTACCCTCTATGTAAAGTTAGTCTTACCTTTGGATGGCTATGTATTTTGGGTAAATGCGGCTCTTTTGACCGATTCGGCTCTCTACAATGCGGTCCAGTACAACAGGCTCGAGTATGACAATTACAAGGACCAAGTACCGCCCAGACAGTTTGATTTCCAAGGCAGTCTGCACTATGCATCCGAGATGCACCAGCTAGACGACAGGACAACCGTCTACAACCATGTCATCTTTACATCGCTTGCTCCCATCCAGAACTTCAACCTCATAGCACCAAATCTGCTGTATGTGGCTACTTTTGAGGGCGGACGGTTTGCATTTAGCAAGCGAGAGAACTTCTACAAACAAGCGGATTTGTATCACTATCGAGGCGATTCGCTTTATTCCATCATGCGGACACAGCTGGTGGACACAATGACTGGCTTTGACACAACCAATGTAATTGTCTCTAACAGCCTTCCAATTTGGCTTTCGTTGAGTCAATACTTCCCGATGTATCCGTCATACTTGGTTCCGCAAAACATTTCACCGCTGTATGCATCGGTTGACATCAACCCAGCGGATACAACGGCTTTGCAGAGTTTCCCGCTGATTACAAAAAATAGTTCGCACTATCAGCTGGTCCGAGACAAAGTAAAGATTTCAATTTACGGAACTCGCAACTACAATGCTTTGGATTTTCAGGATTATGTGTTTCAATACAGTCTGAATACAGACAATATTGGAATCCTTAATATGCCTGTAATTCAAGATGAAAAAGTGACACAGCCCGAGTTTGGAACAATTGCGATGAAAAAGAGCATTACCTTTGAGGTTAGTTATTACCAACAAAATGTCAAAGATATTGCTCGTCAAATGATTCAACATGCGCTAATCTCCGTCACCCCCGCAAACCCCTAACCCCAACCCCTCTAGGAGAAAACAATGTCAATTCAAGCAAATCCATCAGTACAAAGCGGTGCTTTAATCACAGCTACAGGTACAAAAACAGCGCTCAATATGACCACCAACACCTTGGTGAAGGCTGTCAAAGGCCGTGTAGCGAACCTGAGTGTTTTGGTCGCTGGTTCAGGCGCAGGAACAATTCATGACTCAGCAACTATTGTTGGTGCGGCTACAGCGAACGAAGTAGCGGTGATTCCTGCAACAGCGGGTGTGTTCATTATTGATATGCCAGTGTCGAATGGTATCGTGGTGAAGCCAGGCACTGGTCAGACCGTTGTCATCAGCTACCTCTAATCGGAGGCAAAAATGCCCAATATCGTCAATGTAAGTGTTAGCCAACAGGTAGCACCTGCACCAACGACTTTACAAAGCACAGGTGCTTTTGTATCGCAAGGTGCGACTACCCTAGCCGCTGGCACAATCCAACTCATCACTCAACCTAGTGATTTGACTGGCATCCTCCGTGGCGCTACTCAAATTACCTCTATGGCATGGAGCACTGGTGTGGTTACTGTAACCACCACCACTCCTCATGGAATCCCAAGCACTGATGTGATTCAAGCCATCATTACTGGGGTTACACCGACAGCATATAACGGTACTTATGCCATCACATCGACTGGCACAAATACATTTACATATGCGCTCGCAACGAATCCTGGCGTTGTCACCACCCAAGGTGCAATGACCTACGAAGATGTGCAGGAACTGGTCGCCATGACCACCACCTTCTTCGCTCAAAGCGCTACACAGTCTGTGTACATCTTGGAACTCGGTGTCGGCACTACCGCTCAAGGCGTAACCGCCCTGCAAGCCTACATCACCAACCCTACGGTCCGCTTCTATAGCTATCTCTTGCCTAAAACTTGGGATACAGAATCAACCGCATGGTCAATGGTCGGTCAGTACACAGGCACAACCGCTCAAGTCTATTTCTATGTCACTACCACTTTGGCAAGCTATACCAATTGGGCGACATATAAGTCAGTGCTGGCAACGGTCCAAAGCCCTAGCGCTCCAGTGACTGAGTTCAGTGCGGCGGCGATTTTTCATCAAACCTTGAGTTACAACCCTAGCGCCAGCAACCTAGCAAGCCCCTTGGCTTTCAGCTATGTTTATGGTGTTACTGCTTATGTATTAACCAATACACAGCAAACCCAACTCAAGGCGGCTGGTGTGAACTGGATTGGAACAGGTGCTGAAGGCGGCATCAGTAACAAAATCATTTTCTGGGGAACCATGATGGATTTAAATCCATTCAACTATTGGTACTCAGTTGACTGGTTGTCTATCAATGTGGAAATTTCGCTTGCGAATGCCATCATCAATGGAAGCAATAACCCAACAAATCCGTTGTACTACAACCAAGCAGGTATCAATACCTTGCAAAAGGTTGCACAGGCAACGACCAACAATGGTATCGCTTTCGGTTTGATTTTGTCACCTGCGAGTGTGCAAGCAACTTCGTTTACAACTTATGTTGCCCAGCATCCAAGTGATTATGCGACTGGAACTTATAACGGCTTGAGCCTGACATTTGTTCCTCTGCGTGGCTTCACTTCCATTACGATTTACTTAACAGCATCAAACATTCCAGTTTAAGGAAATAAATAATGGCAAATCCACAAGTCGTTCAAGGCACATTAAACAGACTGCTTGCGAGTGTCGTATTCGCAAACTTTCCTCAATTAAATGTGACCTCTTCCTACTTAGCAAGAGAAGCTGTCAGCATCGCTTTTGATGGTGATACTTCCCTGTTAATCGGCACTCTTACAAGCGCAGTTACAAGCCCTGAACCTTATGTTTATGGCACTGTAACCATGCACTTGTTGAGAACACAATCATTAGGAAATGCATTCAAAACCCAAGTGGAAACAAACACCACAATGGGTTCTGTCACTGTGTATCCTGATACTACTGCGCTAACTCCATTCCAGTTGAATAACTGTGTATTGCAGACAGTGCAGGAAATGCCTTTCGATGGCTCCCAAGCGAGTTTGATTATTCGCTTGAGAGGTGTGTACAACATTAATGCTAGTTTATTTGCCGCAGGATAAAAAAGGATAAAAAGTGAAAATTGATCGAAACCTCAACCTAGTGATGCGGGTCGAGACTGAGAACAGCAACAATGTATATATACATTCAGCTTCTATCAGTCGGTCTGTATTTGAACAGTTTTACCTCGAACTCGGCAAAGTATTTAGTCAATGTTTTGATAGCAATAATCCGTCACACTTGGCGCTATCTGCACCACAACTAGCTTACCCAGCATTGAAGTCAATTGCGACAAATGCGGGTAACTGGGACGGTGTAGGTGGTGTTAAGTTTGGATTGGTTAATGAAATCATTCGTTTAACTAATGTTGTATTTGCGAATGAAAGGGGATGGGAAGCTGTCCCCTTTGATGTAGCGGTCAAGAGAGAAATCGTAAATGAAGATGAACAGTTTGAGATATTGAGTTCCATCGTTTTTTTTACTGCAATCTCCAAAGTAGCGCCCAAAGACCTGAGGGTCTCATTTTTGGAGATGGCAGGGGCCTTACGAAACTGGGAACTTTCGTCATCGGACTGTACGGAATTCACGAATGGTTTGCTGATATTGACCAAAAAAGAGCCTACTGGAAAGAAAGCCAAGGAATCATCGCTCATATCCTAGACTTCTTTAGTACAGCTGGTTTTAGTGAGTTCATGAAAGAGTATGGCGGTAAGTGGACTGATGTTGAAGAATACCGTCAAAGGCATCTAATCAAGGCAATCAACAATAAATCAATGTTTTGACCGATAAGGACAAGGAAAAATGGCAACAAAATCGGTTATTGAGATTGACATCCTTGATGAAAAATTTCAAGCATTTCAAAAGGCTTTTGAGAAATATCAGCAAGCGTTAAAAGCAATGCCAGCCGATTGGAACAAGGTCAACAGTTCCATCGTCAACATTGACAAAAAGCAAAAAGACTTTAATAAAAGTCTGCGGGATGGCAACAGCCTATTAAAAGAAGCCGCAAATTCGACTGGCATGATAGCCAGAAACCTAGCTTCCAGTGTTGTATCTATTGGCAAATGGCTTGCAGTCAGTGCGACTGTAGGTGGCTTTGGTCTTGGTGGCCTAGCCTCTTCAGCCAGCGACTACAGACGGACAGCACAGGGTTTAGGCGTTACTACTGGTCAACTCAGAGGCGCAAATGTCACCCTTGGTCGCTATATCAATCCTGANNCGACTNTTGGAAACATTGCGGACATNCAAGCTGATTTAAGCCGCAGACAGATTCTTGGCAGATTAGGTGCTGGGCAAGGTCAAAACCCAGCCGAAGCATTGCCAAACATCATTCGCAATGCGGTCCAGCAGTTTAAGCAAGGCGGACAAACCCAACAATATGCCGAAGCAATGGGTCTCACACAGGTATTTTCCATGCAGGAATTGCGAAGACTCGCAAGCCTGAATGCAAAAGAACTTGAAGACACCATCAAAGATTTTGAGAGAGCAAGAAAAAGCCTAGATGTTACGGACGAATCAAATCGCCAGTGGCAGAACTTTTGGTATCAGCTGAAAGAGTCTGGTCAACAGCTAGAGACTTCCTTCATTAAAAATCTGACCATCCTAACCCCTCAGTTGCAAGCATTGTCTAAAACCGTAGTCGATGCCATAGATAGCTTCATGAGTAGCGAGAAGGTCAAAGTTGCATTGGAAGAATTCAATGAATACCTTAAATCGCCAGAATTTAAACAAGACATCGAGACTTTTTTCAATGCGATTAAAAAACTAGCAAATGCGGCTTTTAGTGCGGCTCAATTTTTGGGATTAATTTCTGCCAAGAATCCAATCAAAGGCGGAATGGTTGATACTTCTCCTTCTGGAGTTGGTGGCGCAGTCATGCAGGGCTTGAAGAATTACGGAACTCTTGGGCAAACAGCCACAAGAAAGATGCTCCAGAAAATCAATACCCAAAGAGCATTAGATTTTCTAATTGCCAAAGGTGTAAACCCAGAGGCCGCCGCTGGCTTTGTGGGTGGATTAATCCAAGAAAGCAATCTAGACCCCAATGCAGTCAATGCAAGCGGTCATGCTGGTATTGCCCAATGGGACAAAGATGTCAGGGCAAAAGAATTCATGAATTACACAGGCAAGCCTTTGCAAGGCTCGTCTATTCAGGACCAACTTAGATTCATGGCTTATGAATTTGAGACCAAAGAAAAATCCGCTTTTGCCGCATTGATGAGAGCAAAGACAAAAGAACAAGGTGTTGCGGCTAATCTGATGTATGAGCGCCCAGCGCCAGCTGGTTCATTGGAATATCAGTATGAGATGGAGAAGCGACTCAGAATTGCCAACACAATCAATGTGCGAGTAAATAACCAAACTGGCGGACAAGCGGTGACNACAGTCAATGCGCTACAAGGAGCGAGCCAATAATGAGTACCAGCTTACAAACTGTTTTTTCGGTTGCCTATGAGGATTCGCCGATTATTTTGCAGAAGGGAATAGCGCAGTATGTGCCTGGCGGCCTCTTGCCCGTCACCCTCCTGACCGAGGTGTTTGATGTGCCTGGCCTAGTCAATGGACAACTGTTTGCAAAGTACAAGCCTGTGCCTGGCGGGACTCTGCAAGACTGGCAAGTCGCNGAATACCCCTTCGCAAGTATGCAAGTCGCCGCTAATGCCGTAATCCAACAGCCTTTGAAAATAAGCATGTTGATGATTTGCCCCGCCCAAAACAATGGCGGCTACCTATTCAAGCAAGCAATTCTGACTGGCCTCAAGCTGGCCTTAGAAACTCATATCCTGACTGGCGGTAGCTTCTCAGTAATTACCCCAGCCTACACCTACACCAATTGCCTGTTAACTGGTTTGCATGATGTCACTCCGCCATCAGACAAGCAGGTTCAATACCTTTTCCAATGGGATTTTGTGCAACCGCTGATTACAGCTACTGGCGCACAGCAGGTATTGGGCAACCTAATGAGTAAGTTCGAGGGCGGACTTCCCACTCCAAGCACATTGACTTGGAATGAAACCCCTCCAACCGAGGTCCCATCAATCAACAATTATGCAGACTAATGACTACTTTAGTAACATTTAATCAAACATCGACTGCAAATTTCACATTTAATCCGCAGTTGGATGGGACTATTTATGTTGCTGTCTGCACTTGGAACTCCTACAGTTCTAGGTATTACATCAGTATTTACGATACTGCCCGAACTCTCATAATGATTCGTCCAATCATCGGTTCACCTGATGAATACGACATCAACTTGTTATTTGGGTACTTCACCACCTCCACAATGGTTTATCGAGTAAGTAGCAACCAATTCGAGATAACCTAAATGCGGTACTATGAAATTGTCATTAGCCCCAGTGCTCAGAGTACGGTATCGTTTAAGCCGATAACCTTCTCCACACTGACTAAAGCAAAAACTGACAATGGCTCGGCCTTGTCGGTTGAAATTGACATTTTCCAAAGTCCCTACCACCAGCCAACTCAAAATGGCTATATCAAAATTCGAGGAGTTGACTTTGCTGATCTAAACCAATCAGCCAATTTCAACAATGCAAGGATTCAGGTTGCAGTAGGAATGACTAAGGGATTACCCTATGCACAGCCAAACCAAGCGGGACTCATCATAGATGGGACGATTCTGCAATGTTTTGGCAACTGGCTAGGAACTGATGTCAGCCTCGACTTTGTGATTGGACCGTCTACCTACAACCCAAACCAGAATGTCAACTTGAGTTTTGAATGGAAGAAGGGAGTTGAATTGACCGATGCTGTCATCAACACCTTAAAAAAGGTCTACCCTAATACACCTGTTAATGGCAGATTTAGCCCAAATTTGATTTATTCGGAAGACCAATCGGGACAATATTTCAATCTTTTATCCTTTTCCAACCAAATAAATGTCTTTAGCAAGCAATTAATTCCAAATAATACTTACTTCGGGGCAAGTATTGTTAGCACATCAGCGGGATTTTTGCTATTTGATGGATTAAATGCGCCACCAAAGACAAATAATATTCTGTTTACGGACATAGTTGGCAACCTGACTTGGAAAAATGTCGCAACAATTCAGGCCAAACTCATAATGAGGGCTGATTTGAATGTGGGAAACAACATCATTTTTCCAAAAGGCACACCGACTTTGAACACTGTAAACAACTTTTCGCAGTACAGAAACAATGTTTCATTCCAAGGGACATTCAACATTACATCTTTGAGGCATGTCGGGAGCAGTCGGCAAGCGGATGGGGACAGTTGGTGTACGGTGGTTGAGGCGGTGATACCAGGCGTCCCCCTACCATGAGCAATGCACAAAAAACCCCTCTAGCCCAAACCCTTCAACGGTTCACCGAAAAGAAGATTGAGGACTACCAAAACACCCTCGGGCAAATTCTGCCCTGCTCGGTCCTGTCCATCAGCGACTCAATGGTGACTGTCAACTTTGAGATTCTCAGTGGCGAACTAACTCTGCCCCAAGTCACCATGCCCATAGCTGAGAGTCCTTATGTGCGACTGCCTATTCAAGTTGGCGACAAAGGAATTTGCATTGCGGCTGATACTCGGCTTGGCGGAATCTCTGGGTTAGGTATCAATGGTTCACCTGCTCCACTTTCCAAGCCAAGCAATTTGGGTGGATTAGTGTTTCTACCTATAGCCAACAAAAACTGGTTTACGGTCAACAGTCAGTATTTGGTCTTGTATGGTCCGACTGGGGTTGAAATCACAACTGCAAATCAAGATTGTACTTTGACCTTAAATTCTTCGGGAATTACAATCAATCTCAATGGTGGCAATTTGACCATCAACAATGGTAATACGACCATGAACGGCAATTTGACTGTGAATGGAACTCTTACTAATAACGGCAAAAATGTCGGTAGCACTCACACTCATAGTGGAGTTCAAACTGGCGGCGGAACATCAGGACCACCAACATAATGAGAACTTACGGCAAAAACGAAGCGGGGAAATGGGTGGAAATAGACAACACCAGCTATGTCTGGCTTGCTACTCTTGCTCAAACTTTGCGACTCCAGCAAGGCGAAAGTCCTTTTTATGCCAACTATGGCATTCCCGCTCATGATGCGGTGATGACTCAGATTGCGCCTAACTTGGCGGTCAACAGAACTCAACAACAGTATGCCCCTTATTTTGCTAGTCTGACGGTCCTAAAAGACCCAGTGGCAACGGAGCCTACATATAGAATCAATGCGGTCTTCCAGAATGGGGCGACCATCCAAACCAGTGTGGCGACATAGGAAAAATCATGGCAAATCTCACATCAGCAGGTGCAGTACCCGCAACTCCTACGGAATTGAGAGATGAAGAGGTGGCGCTGGCGACCTCGCTGTCGCCTGGCCTCACGGCCAATTTGCCTGCTTCTTTGGTGGAGGACATGGCCTCCACTGCCGCTGGCGCTCTTGTCATCCAAGACCAAGCCTATGTGGACCTCATCAACTCCATCAGCCCCTACTCCGCCAATGCCTTCATCCTCTACCAGCTCGGTCAGGTCTACGGAATCCAGCAGGGCATCGGCTCCAACACTTCTGTCTATGTAACCTTCACTGGCAATGCTGGTTTTGTTATTCCAGTAGGATTTACTGTCTCTGATGGTAACTACCAATATACAGTGCAAGACGGTGGCATCATCTCGGCCTNGGGACAGAGTACAGCGCTGTATTGTCTGGCTACGACAAGCGGGTCTTGGGCTGTGCCTGTTGGTACGGTGGTGCAAATCATTACCTCGATTCCATCGGGGTATACGGTTACTTGTACGAATTTGACCGCAGGAACGCCAGGCGTATCCCAGCAAACCATCTCCAGCTACCAAGCTCAAGTCATCCAAGCTGGTTTCGTAGCCGCTCAAGGCGTACCCACATTCCTTAAAACCCTGCTCGAAAAAGTCAACGGAGTGCAAGCCCGATTGGTTTCGGTCCGCAATGTGGCGACTAACCAATGGGAAATCATTTGCGGCGGCGGAGACCCTTATCAAGTTGCGGATGCGATTTATAAGGGAGTGCCTAACATTTCGACTTTGGTGGGGTCTACTTTACAGGTGACGAACATTACAAGGGCGAATCCTGGCGTTGTCACGACCAGCCTAAATCATGGCTACACCACAGGCCAAACCGTCACCATCGCTGGTGTCACCCCCTCCGCCTACAACGGCACATACACCGCCACAGTCCTAAGTCAGAACACCTTCAGCATTGGGGTAAATACCAGTGGCTTCTCTGCCTACTCGAGCGGTGGTGTGGTGACTCCTAATCTAAGAAATGTCACTGTATCTGTTACTGATTACCCAGACACTTACAGCATCATATTTGTCAATCCTCCTGTTCAGACAGTGACTTTGACAATTACTTGGAACACCATTTCGACAAACATTGTTTCCCCTGCCGCCATTTCACAGCTGGCGATACAGCCTTTGGTGGATTACATCAACTCTGTAACGGTCGGTCTGCCAATCAATGCTTTTCAGTTGCAAGAGGTTTTCCAGCAAGCAGTTTCATCAATCCTTCCTGTTTCCTTAATTTCCAAGATTAATTACTCGGTGGCGATTAATGGAATTGTGACTGCCCCTTCATCGGGTACGGTCCTGATTTATGGAGACCCTGAGAGTTATTTTTCGACATCCCCCTCATTAGTCACTATCGCACAGGGCTAATATGATTGAGAAAACCCTTCCCGCATACCTGTACCAACAGTACAGCTATGACAGCACAACCCAGTATTTGCAAGCATTTTTTGATGCTTATAACCAGCTGTCACAAGCAAACCTTGACCAGCTAAACAATTTAAATTTGCCAATTTACACCAGTAGCAACATTACTGGAGTTTTATTGGATTGGGTCGGGCAAGGAATTTATGGATTCCAAAGGCCAAGTTTGCCTTCTGGCTACTCTGAGTCAAGTCTTGGTGTGTATGACACTGTTCCTTATGACACAACAGCCTACAGTCAAAACATTACATCATCACCCACAAGTTTCTACACAGTCACTGATGACTATTACAAAAGAATGATGACTTGGAATTTTTACAAAGGTGACGGATTTCAATATACAACCAGTTGGTTAAAGCGCAGAGTCAAAAGATTTTTGTATGGTTTCAATGGTGTTAGTCCAACAATTGATAATACTTATGAAGTGAGTGTTACTTACACAGCGCCTAACACAATCACAATTAATATTCCTAATTTACCTGTCTCTCCAATCTTTCAAGCAGGTATACAAGCGGGTGTTTTGTATGTACCATTCCAATATAGCTACACAGTCACTTACTAAGGGTTTGCAATGACTATCCAACTCTTTTCAAACAATGCAAAGACAACCCTAGCATCAGCGATTTCAAGTTCACAAACTAGCATCACTGTAGCGACTGGCAAGGGTTCATTGTTCCCTAGTCCTTCGACTGGACAACAATTCAAAGTCACTTTAGTGAGCGCAACTGATGCGACTGTCTTTGAGATTTGTAATTGCACTTCTAGGACGGGCGATGTGCTGACTGTTATCCGAGGCCAAGAAGGTACTTCGGGACAGCCATTTTTGCTAAATGACATTGTTGGTCATTACGACACAGCTGGTGTTATGTCTAGCTTGGTTCAAGCAGATCAGTTGCAAAATGGTGCTTATGTTTATGCTGATGTGGGCGGTACAGCCAATGCTTTGACAGCCGCCATCGCATCAAACCTAACAACCCTTCCTGATGGATTGAATTTGGTTTTAGGTTCTGCTTATGCAAACACTGGTCCTGTTACTTTGACTTTGACTCTTGGCTCAACAGTTCAAACTGCACATCCGATTGTCAAAGGAAATAACATTGCTCTGGCGGCTAATGACATTCCTTCAGCTGGCTATCCAATCCAAATTAACTGGAGTCCTGAGTTCAATGCATATGTAATGCAAAACCCAGCGACAGGCATTTTGATTAGTGTCACTCCTACTGGCGCAATTATGCAGTTCCCCTGCACTACAGCTCCAAGCGGATTTTTGGTTACAAATGGTCAGTTGGTATCTCGCACTACTTATGCAAATCTTTGGGCATTTGCTCAAGCAAGCGGAAACATAATCTCTGATACAACTTGGCTTGCTGGTCAGTATGGAAGTTTCTCGATTGGTGACGGCTCTACAACTTTCCGACTTCCTCAGTATGGCGGTTATTTCCTCCGCACTTTGGATAATGGAAATGGAATTGATTCTGGTCGGGCAATTGGAACGGTGCAGAATTATTCAAACTTTGCACATACTCATACGGCGAGTTCGACTTCTTCGGTGTCGGACCCA